TTGATGGCTTGAAACTCCAGCACCTCTCTGAGCACAGGCGGGAGATAATCAAGGAGCCGCCTATCCATTGACAGCCCCCCTCACAGGGATGCTGTCCGCCCCCAGCACCAGATTGGCCTCAACACCATTGATCTGAGTGCCGCCAATGTCAGTGACCATGGCAGAGCACGCAGACAAAATGCGGCTTTCAATCTGGGAAATGCGGACGGTCAAAAAGTCTGCGGTGGCCCAGCTCTCCGCCAGCTCCGCAAAATACTCATCAATGACCGCCACAACATAGCTCTGGACGGCAGCCCAATCCCATCCCGCTGCATAGGTCAAGTTGAGGGTGATGTCAACCGTTTCCGGCTCCACGCCTACCACATTGACCACATGACCAATGGGCGCAAGGCCCAGGCCCTCCCCAGCGTTTTGCACGGGGTCCACTGCGGTCTGGATTTCCTCAAGGAAAGTGTCAGAGGGCACGGCATTGTTGGATGCCATGATAACAAGGCGCACAGCGCCGCCCACGGTCAGCTTGCGGCTCTGGGCGGCTGTGTATATAGCCGTGAGCCAAGCGGCCACAGGAGCCTCCAGAGAGCCCACAGCGGCCTCATACCATGCGGTGACCTCATCGCCAGGAATAAGCTCAGAGGGGGAAATATCCCCGTTCCATACGGCATGGACTTTGACAGCGCCCACACCGGCGATGGCCCGCACTTTCTCAATGTAGTCTGCCTGGTTGCCTCCAAAGGCCTGGGACTGGAAACTGTCAAGCACACGCTGCCGGAAAGTTTCCGTTTCCTCCTCCTCATCGCCGGGGACAACCAGCTCCACAAGCTCTGCCAGGGTCAAGCCACTCACATACTCAACCGGGATGAGCGTGCCAGCATAGCTGTTGGCCACAGCTCCCACAGTTTCACAGGTGACCTCATGGCTGAGGCGGGTGTCTGTATCGGTGTCATCTGTGAGGCGGCCCGTCACAATGAAATTAAGGTCCTCACAGGAGAAACGGGTGCCAACCGGCACCTCAATGTTGAACACTGCCCGGAACACGGCAGCGCTTGCGGGATATGGGGCCATGTTGCGATCACTGGCCCTTTTGATAAGATACTCACGGGGAGCCGTGAGCAGATAGGTGGCCTGGAAAACAAAGTCAGCCGCAATGTAAAGCTGGGCCAGCTCTGCCATGGACGGAGCCACTCCGTTCATCACCATGGAGCCCTCACGCTTATCAACAGCGGCGGTCACCCTGGCCATGGCGCTTGCCAAAAGCGCCTCATAGGTTTTGCTTTCAAACATGCTTAAATCTCAACCTCCTTTGTGACCTCCAGATCACCATAGATGGTGTAGACGGTGAAGTGGGCCAGCACGCTCTTGCGGCCTGTTTCAAAGCTCCAATCATCCACAGAGGTGATGCGGTCATCCTGCGTCAAGGCCTCCGTGATGCGGCGCTTTATCTCGCTCATGGCGTAGTCTTTGGGCTTGCCAATCAAGTCCCCCAGCTCCACGCCATAGCGCCAGGAATAGATGGGGTAGGCGTAGCGCTCCACATTCAAAATGAGGTAGACGGCTTGGAAAAGCGCATCCCTCTGGTCCGTCATACCGCTCACCCTGTTGCGGTCAATGACCAGCTTGTGCGTATAGCTGGGCTGTTCCACCATCGTGAAGTTGATGAGGTCAAGGTTTTCTCCAGTTGTCGGTAAAGTAGCCATTAAGTCAGCGCCTCCCATCTGTCAAGGACAATGTACTTTTGCCCGCCGTCACAGCGGAGCAGGATGACCTTTTCCCCAGCTTTGAGGGCAAGGTGCACTTTCCACTTTTTCCGTCCCTGGTATTTGTGTTTGTGGGAGGAAAAAGCGGCATCTCCAGAGCCGCCGCTTTCCTCCTCAGTTTCGTGGAAATCGGGCAGGGTGGTCATTTCCACAGCGAAGTCCCGCACATTGTTGGTGAGAATGAGCTGGGCCTCCGTCAAGGTCTTTTTCTGGTCAACCTGGATTTTCAGCGGAGAGGCAGAGGTCACGGTGCCAAAGCAAAGCCCCATGGGGCCGCTGGCGTTGACCGCCTCCAGCGCCGCCTTTTTTACAAGCTGGACCAGTTCATTGGGGTTAAACGACAAATGTACCACCTCGCATTTTGAGCTCCATGAGGTGTTGCCCATCTCTGAAAGTGTGCTTTGCGTGTTCCACCATGAGATAGTTGGACACATTGATGTCACCCAGCCCCAGCATCACCACCAGCAGCGTGCCAGCTCTCACCCGGATGTCACCAAGGACATCCTGGAGCCGCAGCGTGCGGGTCTTGGTGTTGTAGAGGTTGAGGAGGGCATCCGCCATTGCCTTGGCGTTGGCGTTGCCGTCCAGCTTTTCATAGTATTGCAGGACACCCCACTGGTTGATGTGGGAGCCATCCTGTGCAATGTAGATTTCACGCACGCCCGTGTCCTTGTTCTCATAGGAGAGCTTGATCTTGTCATAGGTCTGGGATGCGATGGAGCTTTTATAGTCATAATCACCGGCGGCCTCCTCATCAATGAGCATGTTGATTTTCATGCTGCCAAGGCTTTTGAGCGTCAGCTTGCCCACGGCATCATAAAGTACATACATCTGGCCAGTGGCCTTGAGGGTTTCGTCCAGTGCATTTTGGATGATGTCAAAAAGGGTTTGGTTGTCCTCCACACGGCTTGCAATGGTGTGGCCGGTGTCCTCCAGGCTCCCCACATTGAGCTGGAAATCCTCAGCCACCATGCGGATGACATCCGCCGCTGTTTTGTTCTCATACACATAGGTGTCCTTGTTCTTGAGATAATAAAGCTGGTCATACACAATGCACTTGATGACATTGGGATTGCTGCCTTTGCGGGATTTCTCAAAAACAAAGCCATAGAAAACAGGGATGCCGTCCACGGAAAAGCGGCAGGGGTCCCCCTCCTGGAAACTGAGGCCATCCGTCTTGACCACCTCAAAGGTCATTTTTCCGGGCTGGCCTTTGCGCTCCCATTCGATGGTGACACCCTCCACCACCGGCGGGAACATGATATTGCTGCCGTGTTGTATCAGCAATTCATAGCTCATGGGATGGTGAGCACCTGCCCCACATAGATGAGGTTGGGATTGCTGATTTTATCCGTGTTGGCATTGTAGATTTTGGTGTACTGAGCGCCGGAGCCATAATATTTGGCGGCCAAGGCCCAGAGGGTGTCACCAGCTTTCACGGTATAGGTTTTTGCGGTGGGCGCAGTGCTGGCATCCCGCTCCTTTTCCACAGAAACGGTCTGCACCTGGGTGTTTTCTGCGGGCTGCTCAACTTTCACAGTCTTGGTGCCGTAGCTCCTCCACTGTTTGAGGTTGACATCCACGCTGACATCCAAGCCCTCCTTTGCGTCCTCCACAATGTTGTAGTCCTCCACGCTCACCCGCATATTGGTGTCATACAGAGTGCGCCCATCCGGGGACACACGCACCAGGATGAATTGGGTGGGCGCTTTGGAGGTTTTCAGCCTCTCCAGCACGCCCAGGTAGTAGTCCGGGGACCGGCTGCCGGTGAGCATGGGGAGCGTCAGCGGCAGCACGATCTCAGACAAGCCAGGAGTGCGGAGGAAATTGATTTCACCCTCATTGAGCAAAATGAGGGTCTTGTTTTTGCTCTTGATTTTCACAGTGAGCTTGGCAGGGGTGGGCAGTTCTACACCGCCCAAATAACATGCGTAACTCATTCATGCACCCCCTCTGCGGCAGTTACAAGGGCCTCAGCAAAGCCGTCCGTGAGCGTAGTGAGTACGCCGTCCAGATCAGCATTGCCGTCAATTTTGTTGGTCATGCCGGTCATGTCAATCTTGACCTCTGCGGTAGTGAAACGGTTGATTGCATCACGCTCCGCAATGTCCCGCATATACTCAAGCTGCTCATTGCTGATTTCCAGCGCATCAGCCATGCCGCCGGTGCTGTCAGCAATATTGCCGGTATCTGCGGCGATCTGGTCAAGGGCAAAGCCGCCATAGTCATCACCAGCAGCGCCAAGGTCAAAGTCAAACATGCCGCCCACTTTATCAGCGATGCCATCGCCCCATGCAGCGCCCGCTTGGAACGCATCAGAGGCCCAGCCATCCGTAAAGGTGTCAAAGGTATTAAAGCCCTCACTGAAAGCATCAGCCACACTGGTGTAGTCCTCAGTGCTGCCGTAGGCCTCAGCGGACTTGGCGGCATACTCATCCGCCTTGGCAGAAATGCCAGAATAGTCAAACTCAACAAACGGCAGCTTGTTGAGTGCGGCACAGATACCCTCCACCACGGTCAAGGCCGTTGCCAGGAGGCCGTAAAACCAGCCCTGCACATTGGCAATGACATTGTGGAAAGCAGTGCCTATATTGGAGCACACGGCTCCCAGAGCGCTCCAGATACCCAGAGCCACATTGGCCACCACAAGAGCGGCATTTTTCACCGCTTGGATGGCCACATTGATGCCGCCGGTGATAACACCAAAGAAACTGGAGGCCACACCCGTGGTCTTTGCAATCCAGTTGCAGAGGGCAATAATACCGGCCACCAATGCGATGACACCCAGCACAATCCAAGTGACAGGGCAAGCCAACAGGGCGGCATTGAGGCCAACCTGTGCGCCCGTTGCCGTGGTTGTAGCCGCCGCATCTGCAAGCGTTGCGCCGGTTTTCAAAGCAGTGGATGCGGCATTGATGGCATCCAGACCTGCCTTTATTGCCTCAACCGTGTTGATGGCCAGCATTACGCCGTGGTACGCCAGCAGAGCTGTGACCACGCCACCGATGATGGGGCCCAACCAGCTCCAGTTGTCAACCATAAAGGAGCCAACAGCAACTACAAGGTCAAGGCAGCCACTCAGCACGGCGGCCAAAGTGCCAAATGCCGTGATAGCTCCGTTGGCAAAGGTGTTGAAATCATCACTATTTGCCAGTTGGTTTATTTTGTTGAGAACGGGGTCAAGAACGGTGAGGGCCTTGTTTTGCATATTGGTCCACACCTGTGCCCAGGTCATGGGCATACTCTCAAACTTGGCATTGGTTTCATCCGCAACGGAGAAAAGGGCATTTTTGACCACCTCAGCGGTGATAAGGCCCTCCTGTGCGTATTTCTTGATGGAGCCCTCTGCCACGCCCATGTAGCTCTCAATGGCTCTGGCAATACCGGGTGCATTTTCAAGGATGGAGTTTAATTCCTCACCCCTCAGAGCACCGGCGGCCATGGCCTGTGTGAGCTGGAGCATTGCGGCAGACTGCCCCTGTGCAGTAGCACCGCCAATGACAAACTGCTTGTTGACCTGCTCCATGAAAGCAATGAGCTCATCATTGTTGGCAAAAGCAGAGCCAGCATTTGCGCCCATGCTTGCGATGGCACCGGCGGTGTCAAGGTAGTAGGCCCTGGAGCGCTGGGCAGAGGCCATGATTTTGCTCTCCAGCTCAGTCACACTGCCGCCGTCATCAACCATCAAACTGAGGCGTGCCGTGGTGCTGGTCATCTGGTCAGAGAGGCCAAAGAGCTTGCTGACACCGGCGGCTGCTCCCAAGGTTGCCACAAGGCTTTTGACCTTGCCCAGCATATTGCCAGCCGCCACATTGCCACTGCGGAGCCCTCTGTTGAGGTTTTCCTCCTGTTCAGCAGCTCTGCGGTAGCCCTCAGCCATGTCCTGGATTTCGGCATTGGCTCCCACAAGCTGGGACCTTGCCCGTGCGATTTCTGCGGCATCCACGGCACGGCCAGATGCACGCTGGACCTGCTCAAAAGCATTGAGGGTGGTGTCCAATGCAGTTGTAATTTTTCTGAGTACGGAGCTCATCCCGTCATTGAGCGTCATTTGCGATCTGATACTTGCCACGGTTTCACCACCTTTTTGAAAAAAGCTCCCGTCCCGTATCAAGGGCGGGAGTTTATCTGTGTTTGCCTTTTCGGGCTTTGCTTTCTATTTCGGCCCGTTTCTTTTTCTCCGCCTCACAGCGGCGATCAATAGAGGCCATAACAAAAGCCCGTTCTTTGATGGGCAAGTTCAAAAACTTGGAGGGCTCCCAGCCAAACTCTTGCAGACAAAAGTGTGCATAGTTTGCCTCCGGGTCACCCTCCTCAATTAGTTTTTTGCCTCATCAACCAGCTCACCGTCAGTCTTAAAGCCGTTGATGCGGAAAACCTCCGTTACATAGTCATCAAACTCACCGCCGATGAGCATTTTGCCCAGCAAAGCCTCCGGGGTCTTTACGCCCCAATCATCCTGGAGCGCCGCATCACCCAGAGGGGGGAACACGGTGCAAGAGGCGCACACCTTGGCCTGGAAAGCGTAGGTGTCAAGCTGCTGGGTAAACTGGTTTTTCTTGCCGGGCACCTGCACCTGTTTAATGCAAGCGCTACGGATGCGGGCATAATCATCTGCGGGGATGCAGCGGATTTCCCACTCCATAGGCTTGCCGTCCTCCCCCTTGAAACGGGGGGAGGGGGCAAACTTGGCATTTTCAACCTGTTCAACATTGGAACGCATAAAAGCGGACAGATTACTCATAGATGATCTCCTCCTTTAGTTGTTGCCGCCCTTACATATAAGACGGATTGGTGTGCTTTTCGGGTCTGGTGATGCTGTCGCAGTAGCCCTCAATGGTCTGCTCAACAAATTCACCCTCTGCGTTGAACATGGACAGGAGCACATCACCGTCCAGCACGCAGTCATTGTAGCTCTTAGTGCTGCGGCCCACCGTAGTGGCGGGGTCCTCATTGGAGGTCTGGATGTCAAAAACAGGCATCACGCCGGTCTTGATGAAACGCTCCACAACCTCATCAAAGATCTCCGTGCACTTGTAGATGGTCATGGAGAAAGCCAGGGCCACGGTCTGGGGCTTGTGGCCCACAACAGGGTTGCCCAGGCGGTAGACCTCCTTGGTAGTGATGGAGGCCTTGCCCTCAAACTCCTTGGCCATCAGCATGGAGTAGCGGGTGCCGTCCAGCGTCACAAAGCACTCAGCAAAGTTGGCGCTCACGGCATCCTGGGTGTTAAAAGTAGGATTGATGGACATGTTTCTCCCTCCCTTACTGGATGATAACGCTCATGTAGAGCTGTGCCATGGCATTGACGATGTTGAGGCCGCTGATATTGCACAGGACAGCCTTTTTGCTGTCACCCTGGGCGCAGGTCACAATATCGGGGTCAAACTCCTGCACGGCACGGATTTTCTCAAGCTCCTGGATGAGCTTGACAATGTTATTCCACAGATGAGCACGGCCAGGGGCATCATTGGGAACGGTGCCCACATAGCGGGTGTTGAACAGGACGGCCACATCATTGGCGATCTGGTCACACACACGCATGGTCTGGTTGCTCTGGAAAACCTCACCCTTGGTGTCACTCAGAGTGAGCAGAGTGTTGATGTCCTCCAGGACACGGGTGACACCATTGACATTGTGGAACATGCACTTGCCAGCCTTGATGGCCGCCTCCAGTTCCACCTGGGTGTATTTGGTGTCAATGATGAGCTCACCATCATACTTGAAGTTGGTGAGAGATGCGTTGACGGCCACGCCAGCCTGTGCGCCGGTCATCCAGTACACAATAGCGTGGGCATCCACATCCGCAATAGTGGCGTGGGTGGAGGTGTTCCACACACCAATCACGCCCTCATAGTCAGCATTGGGCTCCCAGGCAACAAGCTGGAATTTGGCACCCAGCTCATCACGCAGACGCTCAGTGTAGACAGAATAGAGCTGCACAGTAGTGGCATCCGCCGCAGGGCAGCAGAGAGTGTTGAAAGCATACGCCTCAATGGCGTTGAGGAAAGCCTGGTGTGCATCGCCGGTGATGGCCTCCACATCGGTGCCACCGGTCAAGTTCATCCCAGCAGTGGCCTCCAGCACAGCGCCGCTGGCAAAGGTCACATAGTCATTGGCTGCCAGATCAGAGGCAGACGCAACGATCTGGGTATCAACACAGATGCCGTCCAGGTAAGTGCTGACATCCCACAGGTCAGTGTTGTCAACATTGGCCGCAACCACAATGCTGAGGTCATTGCCACGCACACCGGGATATTTCGCAGTAGCGAAGTCACACACAGCCTTAACAGCTCCCGTGCCCAGACGGTAGCAGTAGACAGTGGTGGCGTGCAGGAAAATCTCACGCAGGGGCAGCATCTTGGGATGGTCATACGCATAGCCGAAAATGGCCTTGCTGTTCGTCTGAAACTCCCCGGAAGTGACGGCGAACACTTCACCCTCCGGGCCCCAGCTCAACATAAAAGGAGCTGCCGCATAGCCTCTGTCAGAGAGCGTTGCAGATGCCTTTGCCAAGCTGGTGAAATTGACATAAGTGCCAGGCATGACCTTGTTCTGGGTCAGCCAAATGCCTCCGCCAAGTGCCATATTATCTCACCTTACCTTTCATGTACTTTTCAATCAGCGCATCCACCTCATCAAAGGTGTAGGTCTTGCCATTCTCAAGCAGGGCGCTGATAATGTCCCGCTTGGTGGCGTATCTCTTGGAGGCCGCCAACTGCTCCTTGGAATAGACGGCAGCCGCCTTTTCAGTTTTTGCCATAGGCTTATCCCTCCTGTTCGATTTTCAGAGTTTCCATGAGGGTCTGCTCCTGCGGTACACGCACAAAATGGTCATACTGCAAAAGAACATGCAAAACATCATCTGAAACAGTCCACTCACAAGAGGTGGCATGGATGATGTCCCCCTCTGGGGTGGTGATGCTCTCAAGCACTTGTGCAACCTGGTGCGCTTTGTCATAGCAGTCCACGGCTCCGCCGGTTGGATAATAGATCACATCTACCTGCGGTGTGCGCCGGTAGCGGCGGCCCACCTCTTTGGCGTGTCCGGCTCCCGGCATAATCACATTGAAATCTCCGGGCTTTAGCCCTTGCTTTACATTCCCGCTATGCACTTGGCTTGCAGGAAAAGCAGCGTGCAGCGCAAGGCTCACGCCGTCAAATATACTGTTGAAATTGATCTCAGCCACAATGCGCCTCCTCTCTCATCAAGCCCAGCCCTCAAAGAGCTTGAGGGGGATTTCCTGGTGGCAGGAATACACCGCAGGTTTACCACTCCGCTCAAAAATGCGGGTCACCCCGTTTTGCGTCACGGTAATTTTAGACCCCTCCGGGATGTCCACGGAGGGGTCAATATACAGGGTCACGCTCTGGGCCACCTGGGCGGCCTCCTCGTTGGGCTCTGTACTCTTTACGGTGTCATGGGAGATGCGGCAAGGGACATCTGTGGCTGCCACTCTCTCCTGGGGCTCCGTGCGGCCATTGGCGGGGTTGAGCACCCCATCCAGCACGGTGACCGTAGCACGGCCACGCCACAGGCTTTGGATGGCTTTTTTGTATGCGGCGCTTACCACCGCAACCTCCGATATGCCGCAAGGATGCTGTTGGGCGGATGGATGAGCTTGTCAAGCAGGGCATCAAAGCGTGCCTCTGCACTGGCAGCTCCATCACTGGCCCCAGCAAAGGTGACGGACACATCACCCTCTGTGATGCTCTTAGCGGGTGCGGAGAAATCAAAGCCCTCCACACCGTCCAGCTCACCGGCGGCTTTCTTATCAAAGAGGAATTGACCGGCCACCATATCCACCAGCGTGTGGAAAAGGCCATCCGGCAGCACCTTATGGTTGATGTTGTCCAGGATGTCCCGCTCACACTTGCTGATAAGATACTCAAGGCCGGGGTTATCGTTATCGGTGACAGTGTACCCAAGCATGGCCAGCCGGGTCACCACGGCCTCATAGACGGTCATAAGGCATCACCTTAGCCCTTGGACTCGATGCGGCAGATAGGGATGGCCTTATGGGCGATGTAGGAACGCTGTGCCTCCTGAGCTTCACCAGAGTGGACCAGAGCCCAGTTGGCACCGTTCTCCAGTTCCGCATTAGTGGGGGACTGGCTGGCCTGGCTCACCTTTTCATAGGAGATGCCAAAGGGAGCAAACACCTTGCGCTGGCGGGTATAGAGAGTATCCTGGCCGCCGTTGGTCTTAGCGTCACGGGCCATCTCATAAGGCACCTTAGCGCCGATGTCCTCAAAGTTGATGGAGCCCTCACCCAGCACATAGCTGGTATAGATAGGATCGTCACCGCTCTCGTCCACAGGCATGGCATCATCAACCACAACCAGCTTGCCATTCCAGGAGTACATGGTCAGATCACGGGTCACGCCGTCCTTGTCAGTGTACTTGAGAGCCTGGAGCAGATTGAGGTTTTCCAGGTTGGTGGCCACAACGGAGTGCATGAAAATCATGGCAAACTTCTTCTTGCGATCACCACAAGCCTGGGCAGTGGCGCTGTTCAGAGAAGTGGCCTCCATAGGACCGTCCACAGTGTAGGTGTGCTTGGCCACAAACTCTGCGCTCTGGCCGCCGGTCATGGAGAAAATACCCTTGAGGATAGCCAGGATAGTGTCCTGGTCAACATCCTGCCAGTAGTCGGCCACCTGTGCGGCAACATTGTCCATGAAGTCCACACCGCCGGTGATGTCAAAGGAGAAATCACGCTCAGTCCAAGCCTTGGCACGGCCGATGACAACCACGCCCTGCTCAAAGGTCTTGGTGCTGGTAGCCTCAATGTCAGTCTGGCCGTCATAGTTCACGGCATCGCCGTCCAGGAGGCCACGCATGGCAATGCGGGCATAGCCGGTGCCATTCTGGGAGGCGAACACCTCACGGATGTCGGGGTTGCCAGCCAGGACACGGGACTTGCGGATTTCGTTGAGGCGGGTGCGGGGAACACGGCCCACCGCATACTTGAAAGCCTCAGCGTTAAAGCTCTTAGCGTCAAACTTAGTGTTAGGCATAAATCAATACATCCTTTCTGTTATTTGGATTTGCGGCTCTTGCCGCCAGTCTTGGCCTGGGCCTCCTCAGTGGGAGCGTCCTGGGCCTGTTCGGGGTTTTCGGGAGCGCCCTGCTCAGTAGCAGCGGGCTCATCAGTGGAGTTGCCGCCATCAGCAGCGGGCTCCTCCTGCTCATCGGGCTCACCATTGCCGGTGGCATCCGCCTGGGCCAGACGGGCAATGACCTCCTTGGTGATGGCCTCAGCCATCTCATCCACAGAGGGGACATGCTCCGCCATGTACTGCACAACACCCTCCTGGGTGCGGGGCAGCATGTTGACGGGGGTGCCGGTCAGCTTAGTGGCCAGATTACGCAGGGCATCCTCAAAGGACACAGTGCGGGGTTTAGTCACATTTTTCATGCGGGTTTCACCTCTCAATCAAGTTTTGCATCGGGATTTGCGGCCAGATACTCAGCCAGCTCCGCATAGCTCATCTCGGAGGGTTTCTTGCCCTCTCCGGGCTTTTTGCCATCGCCGCTGTCACCAGGTTTCCAGCCCTCATACTTGGCCGCTGCACCAAACAGGAAATCAGTTGCAGCGTCCTTTTTCATTGCCTCAACTCTTGCAGCCAGGGTGACGCTTTCGCCGTTCACCTTGGAGGTGACCTTGCCATCCAGGATGGAGGCATCTTTGAGGAAATCAGCCAGCACAGCCTTGACGGCGGTGTTGTTCTTAGAGCCAGCAGCGGTGAGCTCTGCGTCCACTGCGGCCATCAGCTTGACCGTGGCCAGCTCCTTATCATGGGCGGCCTTGTCCGCCTTGTTCTGGGCGGTCAAATCCTCAATCTGCTTTTTCAGATCAGCGTTGTCACCGGCGGACTTTTTCAGCTCCTCCAGTTGAGTGTCACGGGTTTTGACATCGCCACGCAACTGCGTGACCTCTGCCTCCAGCTCCGTGACCTTTGCGGCCTTGGCGTTGAAATCGGTGCGGGCAACAAAGCCCTTGCCAATCTCCTGGGCCACCGCAGTGTCAATTTCGGGGGTGTATGCAGCCCCCAGCAGGGTTTTCAGCCATTCAAGTGCCATTTTTACCTCCTTGCATTTCTGCTGTCCTTTTTATCCGGCCAGTCCCGGTATTGCAGAGCCCTTTTTGTAGTCCGCCGGGTCCAGCGGTATTTTTGGGTATGAAAAAAGCACCGTGCATTTTCAGCACGATGCTTTTAACAACGGTGGTTAATTCTGGTCATAAAGTTCATCATAGAGCTTTTGCAATTTCAGACCGTTTGCATTTAATTCATAATCGGCATCAAAACCAATTTCAGTGATCTTGTCATCAAGGTCCTCCAATAACTGGTTGATGTCATCGCCGTCAATATGTCGCTGGGCATCCGGCAAATGCTCAAGCAAAAGCTGCCTTTGAGCGTCAGTGATATTCAACACAATTATTTCCCTCCTTTGTGCGGGTTTGTTTGTATCAGCATACCAGTGTCCGGGTTTACCGTCACATAGCAATTCTTACCCTTAAAGCGCTGGCTCCTGCCATTGGCATTATTTTTGATAGGGTCAACTTTTTCTGGATGCAAGAGCGCATCAAGCGCATCCGACACATCCACGCCACTGCGGCGCTGGGACACGGAGCCAATGGTGCGGGCAATGTAGTGATTGGATTTTCCCGTTGTGACCAGCCCATTTTGGGCCGTAACTCCAACCAGTTTTTTATCAATCTCAAGGCTCTTGCTTTTATAGAGCTTGAAATCCGCAAGAGGTGTGAGCTCCCCGGATTTAATAGATTTAGAATAGGCTTTGAAAGCGTCCCAATCACTGCCATATTTAAGTGCCTGGAAATCCTCAAGCGTGGCGGGAGCGTTTTTGCCCAACAGCTCTTTGTAGCGCTGCCATTGCTTTGTGTCTGCACTTGTATTATACGCCTTTTTGCGCTTGAGGTCAACATAACCGTCACCATGGAGCCCGTCTTGCCAGGCTTTCCACTGCTTATATGTCATATCACCAGGGATGACACGGTGGCCAGCAGCTCTGCTGTTGCGGCTCTGCAAAAGCCGGATGACATCCTCCTCATACGGAGCAGTACAGCACCGGCACCAAGGATGGAACGGCGGAGCCGTGAGCCCCACCTGGTACTCAGACATTTTGAACACCTTGCCGTCCATATCAGCACAGAGAGTGCATGTTTCATGGTCACGGGAGGTGATGATCTCATAGCGCTCCACATCCAAAGCCACAAAGCTGTCTTTTTGGCCAGCACTGGAAAAATAGGCGCTTTCCGTCATCACCAGGCGGCCCGCTTTGCTCTTGGACACCTCAAACTGCTTGGAGATGGCAGCAATGGCCCGGTCCGGGGCCTCTCCCCGGATAATCATTTGTGTCAACTGCGTGTTGACGCTGTTGACCAGGCTTTGCTTGTTGGTCCAGCACCTATCACGGAAAGTCTGGTTGTCAGCCGTCCATGGCCGGGAGAGGACCTTTGTGATGGTTTCCTCATTGATGGCGTGCATGGACCAGCCCACACCAAGGCCACGCTGTACCTCAAAAGCGGTGTGATAATAGCTGCCCTCATACATCAGCCGGGCAGCCTCATCAATGTAGTCCAACTGGTTGGAATAAAGCACCTCAGCCTGTTGCTGGATTTGCAGCTTGAGAGCATCCAGACGGGAGATGTGCACCCTGGCGCTGGCGTTTTCAAGTTGTTTCATCCAGGCACCATCAAGAGCGTTTTGCTGGCCATGGGCTATGTATTCGCCCACCGTCCAGTGAAACTCTGCCAGCTCATCAGAATTGAGGAGCCGCTTTGCCTCTGCCAGCGTGATCTCATTATTGGCAGCAAAACGCTGATACCATACGGCCATCTGGCGCTCAATCTCAGCCTGGGCACGGGAAAATTGGGCCTCCAGGTTTTCTACATAAGAGAAAGACTGGTCAAGCAGTGCATCCTCCATGTTTTTCATACGCTGGGCCCAATAGTCCGCATTACTCTGTCTTGCCATCACCCTCACCGTCCTTTACAGGAGGCTCCTGGCCAGAGCCCTTGCCGGTGTCCCCGTTTTTGGAGCGGTTGGCCTCAAAGGCTGCCCGGTAGGGGTCAGCCATGGCCTCCTCACGCTCATCCTTGATGCGCTGGAGCTCCTGCTCCGGGTCAGACACCCAAGGGTGCATTTTGATGATGGTTTCATCAGAGAGGATGCCCACAGAGTTTTTGCAGTTGTTGATGGCCTCCGTTTCATTGATGAGCACATCACGGTCAAAGATGACCTTGACCTCTGTGCCCTCAAAGGAGCCCACACCAGTGTTGGCCAGGTGACGGTTGACAAACCAAAGCAGCTCCTCAATGGAGGCTTGAAACTCCATTTCAATGCCGTTGGCATCCAGGTCAATATCAGAGTACATGCTCTGTATATTCATCTGGTTGGGGTTGCCGCTCATGCGGTCATCCTTGGCATCATAGCCTCTGGCATTTTCAATGATGGCATCCTTGAGCAGAGAGAGCAGCACCTTGTAGTTTTCGGCGTTGACCTCAATTTGCAGGGTTTCCACTCCGCCCTCAGAGCCCTCATAGGAGCGCACCTTGATAAAACCATAGGCAGCCAGGTTGGTGCGGAGGCGGCCCAGGTCCTCACCATCATAGTTTTTGATGACCAGGATGGTGCTGTGGATGTCCTCCTCCATCTGGTTGGCAAAGTTGGAAAGCACATCATTGTATGCGTCCTGCAAGCACTTCACACGGGAGAGGAGGGGGATTTCATGGTGGGAGCTCTTAAAGCATACCAGAGGGATGCGCTCCCAATTATAGCCGGTGACCTCCCCGGTGGAGGGGTCAGCCTTTGTGATGTAGGGGCCGGAGTGTGCATAGTCATCCGGCACCAGCGTGCCGTCATCAGTGCGGATAAAGCAATCCACGCCGCCGCCGTGCATGACCTCAACCTTGACCACATCCTTGGCCTGTTCGTTTTCGTCATACTCCAGCACCATGTAGACATGCACCGCTGCATCCAGGATGGTGTGGTCAGCGTCCGCCCAGAATGGCAGCACCTCATCAGCCGGAAAACGCTTGAAAGACAGCACGCCGCTCTCATAGTAGGGATAAAGCCAGCTCTTGCCGCCAATCCATGCGCCCTCACCAACATTGTGCATCACCCGGCGGAAACGGGAGCCAAAGACGGCACTCAGCGCCTCAGCATATTTCTTGTTTTCCGTATCAAAGGAAAACGGACGGCCAAAAGAGTAGTTGGTCTTTTGGTCCACCATCTTGGAATACAGGTTATTGACCAGCCTGTTATTGGGCAGGTGTTTGAGTTCAACAGGCTTGCCGTCATCATCCAATGCCATGCGCTTGCGTCCAAGCACGGCCTGGCTGCCGTCATAGTAGGCCTCACCGGCAAGCTGCCTCTGCCGCTCTTTGGAGTGCAGCCATGCTGTGATCTCCAGCTCCAAAAAGCGCTTGTCAGTCATGCCCCGGCCAAAGTTTGTGGCAGTACGCATGACACAATCATCTCTTAAATTAAGCACAACCATGCTTTTCTCACCTCACAGACATTTTGCCGCTGTCCAGGCGGCGTATAGTTTTGGCCCTTGTATGGCCATCCAGTCCACCATCTCCTCATTGGTGGCCCAGGAGCCATCAAGGGTGACGGAGTTGATGCTCAAGCCGCTCTCATAGAGGAAAGCGTGCGTGATTTCGTGGCGCATACATTTGCGCTTGTAGGCCTCCAGATCAGCCATGCTCATGGGCTCTCTGCGCTCTGCTGCCGTGTAGTCTTTCACCACAATGCTCTTGGTGGAAAAATCACAGTAGCCATCACAGTGCTCCAGGTTGGGGTCCTTGGCCTTTTTGCGATATTCAAGGGTGTAGGGCACACCCAAAATGGAAATCCTCATCTGCGCCACCTCTTACTTGAAACTGAACAGCTCCGGCGCAAAGACTTTGTGCACAAAATAGCGCACATCATCCATGCTGTGGTCATTCTCCTTGATGGGCCGGTCCATGGTGGCCTTTTCATCCCATCGGTACATGCCAAACTCCCGGATGCAGTCCGTGCAGGTGGAACAGATGAAAATATCACCGCTCTGGAGCCTGGTGGCCACATTGCGGATGCCGTCAATGACGGAGTTGGAGGCCTTTTCCACCCTAAACCTGCCATGACGGCGGATGACCTCAATAAAAGATGCCGCAGAGGGGTCAACGATCACGGCACGGATTTGCAGCCCATCTGCCAGAGCCTCCAGCTCTGCATAGTGCTCCTCATCGGTGCGCTGCCGTCCCTCTTTGCGGCTGTCAAAGTAGTATTCCCGCATCCTATACCAGCGGCCATTGGCACGGCCCCACAGTCCAATGCTGGTGGGGTTGATGGTGCCATAGTCGCAGGAGATATAATAGCGGTCATACGGTCTGGGCTCTGGGGGCACAACATGGAAATCCTTGTTGAACATCGTGTAAATAAGCCCCTCCGCAACCACCCAGAGGCCACGGATAAAGCGATCATAAAAAACGCCAGAGTAAAGGCTCTCATACCTTGCCTTGACGGAGGCGGAGAGGCTGAGGTTGTCATCCATGGTGAAATGGAGGTGCAGCATGTTGCGCTTTCTAGCCTCCAATATCCATGTCACATAAAACCAATGGCTTGGCCCCTCTGGGTTGCAGTTAAACCACAGCTTGGAGCCGTCCACAGAACAACGGGCACAGGCTTGCTCCACAAAGGAGCGGGGCATCAGTGCAACCTCATCAAGCAGGATGCCCGCCAAAGTAATGCCCTGGATAAGAGCGGCACTGCTCTCATCCTTGCCGCCGAACAGGTAAAAGCTGTTGCTCCTCCCGGCAGCGGTCACGGTGATCTTGTTTTCTGTGCGGTGTTCCTTGAAAGAGAACATGCCAGCCATCCAGTTGGGCAGGTTGGTTGTCACATTGCGGCGCAAGCTCTCAATGGTCTTGCCGCAGATGGCAAAGTTTTGCCCCTCAAAGGTTTTCATGGCCCACATGACAAAGCCCACGGTCATGGCCACAGTCTTGCCGGAACGGATGGAGCCGTCACAGATGATGCCGTCATAGTCCTTAAAGCCCGGCCTATTCCACCAGGTCATGGCCAGATTTTGCCGGGGGCTCAATTTCTGGTATCTCACTTGTGTCCAGCTCCTCTCTGGTGCTCTGGTCGATGACCTCAAAGATGTTGTTTTCCTCTGGGTCAGCGCCAGCACCGTGATTGTCAAACATGCCAAGGTGTCTGCCAAGCATCTCCAAAGCTCTCACCTTGTCATACAGTTTGACCTCAGTGCCATATTGGCCCTCCTTAATGGAGGCAATGGCTTTTTTCTTATCATCCGGCAGCGTGTCCGTTGGGACCAGCCGCACAAGGCCGTTTCTGTTGATTGCGGCAAAATCAGCACCGTTGGCAAAGGCGATGGCTGCCAGCTCCGCAAGCACCATGTCCTGTGTGATTTCCACCCGCTTTTGGCGGTTTTTCATGGCCTTTTGGAGTTCAGCCGAAACTTGAGTTTTATTGAGTAGCTCCACGGCGATACGGGCCGCACTTTTCTCACTGTAACCGGCACGGATAGCAGCCTGTGTGGCATTAAGGTCCACAAGGTACTCCTGCACAAATCGCTTTTGCTTTTCAGTTAATTTGGCCACACTCACCACCCCATAACATAGTAAAAGCTGCCCCCGTTTTGAGGCAGCTTGCGAAAAATCACAGTAGAAAACAGCGGCAAGGGTCTGGTTTCATCATCCGTCACCTTGCCGCTGTCCAACCAAGGAGGTGTTGCATCTTTAGGCACCACCCGCATCATACAGTATAACACAGGTGTGCGTAACATTTGGCACAACTTTACTCCTGTTTCAAATGTCTGTAACACATCATCTTGACGCTCCCGGCGGTGTTACTGCCACCGACACATGCCGCCACCTGTTCCCAAGGCAGTCCATTGATAAACCGATAGGTGAGGACTTGGCGGAGGAGGCTGTCATCAATGTCTGCTATGTAGCGCTCCAGACGGCTCCGCTCATAAAGGCATTGCTGGTGCTTTGCCTCAATGATGCCCTTGAGGTCTGCGATCTCCGCCGCATAGCGTCCCACTTTATCAGACACGCCGGGACTGCGGGGCATACCTGTGAGGTTGGGAGAGATGGAAACGGCCAGCACCTCAAGCTCCTGGAGGCGCTTTTTGTCCATTTCAATCTCCCGGTTGAGATAGTATAGCTGGGAGAGTTCTTTGAGGGTCATCTTTGTGCCTCCTCTCCACGCCATACGGGTTTACAGTGTCCCTCACCAAAAGCACACTTGACAGTGCACACCTTGCAGGGGTCACCTCCCGCCATTACAAAATGCAGATCAGCAATAGCCTGGCGCAGTGTGGCATTGCTGGCGTTGGCCTCCTGCTTGGCCTTGTCTGCGTAGGCGCACGCCTCAGCCACCTTGGCCTGGTATTCCTCAGCAGGGATGTGCTGCTCACGCATCTGCTCCAGCATCAGCCGGTCAGCCTCATGCTGGACAGTCAACCGGGCATTTTCCCGGATGAGCTCATCCACAAAAATGGTTTCTTTATCGGTCACGATACTCATGCAATCTCCTCCTTGATTTTCTTAATTCTTGCTTTCAGAGCCCGCATGACAGCCTCATGGGTGTCTGCACGGTCCCGGATGGTTGCCATGACATCCTCATCCTGGCAGCCCTGCACAATGAGATAGTGGATATAAACCTTGTCATAAGGGGACCCCTGCCTCCACAAGCGGCAGTTGCCCTGGTCATTCAGCTCAAAGGACCAGTTGAGGCCATACCACACAACATGGTGGCCTCCGGCCTGGAGGTTAAGGCCATAGGCGCAGCTTGCAGGATGGACAAGCAGCACATCAACCTCTCCATTGTTCCAGGCATCGGCATCCTCTGCGCCTTTATATACACGCACCCGCAGCTTGTTCTTGCGGCCCTTATTGGCACGCTCCAGCCGGTCAAGGATGCGGTCACGGTCATGTTGATAGCCGTAAAAGGTCAAGGCTGGCTCTCCGTCCAGGCGCTCCAACAGCTCCATATAGGCATCCAGCTTGCAGTCATGGACAGGGACCGCCTGGCCCTCAGTGCCATAGACCGCACCATTGCAGAATTGCAGCAGCTTGCCCACAAGGACACCGGCGGTGCTGGCGGTCACAACATCCTCATCCACCTCAAGCAGCAGATCACGCTCAAACTGCTTATAGTCACGCATGGCCTTGGGGTCAAGCATGACGGGGATTTCATGCTGGATGTTTTCCGGCAGTTGCAGGTAGTCCTCAGCTTTCATGGAGATGCAGATGTCAGAGATGGCGGACAGCACCGCATCATCTGCGCCGTCCTTGGCCTTATAACTGAAAATCTGGGTGCGGCTCCTCTGGTCCGGGTCAAAGTATCTCTCCCGGTAGGCGCTCAATGTGGGCCCCAGACGCTCACCACCGTCAAGGAGGTAAACCTGCGCCCACAGATCAATGAGGCCCTTGGAGGACGGTGTGCCGGTCAGCAGCACCATTTTCTTGATAAATCGCCGCACCCGTTTCATAGCCTTAAAGCGTTTACTCTGGGAGTTCTTAAAGCTGGTGCTCTCATCCAGCACCACCATGTCAAAGGGCCAGGCCTGTTTGAAGTAGTCCACCAACCACTCCACATTTTCACGGTTGATGATGTAGACATCCGCAGGGGTGTTGAGGGCCTTGATGCGCTTGGAGGCGCTGCCCAGCACCATAGAGATGCGGATGTGTTGCAGGTGGTCCCACTTGGCAGCCTCCTTGCTCCAGGTGGCCTCTGCCACCGTCTTGGGTGCCACCACCAGGACCTTGGACACCTGCCAGCGGAAATACTTGAGAATATTGACCGCCGTGAGGGTGATGACGGTTTTGCCAAGGCCTGGCCGGAGAAACAAACCAACAGCAGGGTCCTCAACTACACGCTGGATGCAGTAGGTTTGATAATTATGCGGGGTGTACTGCATCAGCAAATACCTCCCTCAAAAAGTCTTTCACGGCATCCATCCCAAAAAGTACACGGACATCCGCCCCCCGTTTCTCCATCTCGCTCCTTTGCCATTTCTGCACCTTGGCCAGCCGCCCAATCTCTGTTTTCAACTCAACATAGATGGTCTTGCCGCCGGGTGTGATAACAATGCGATCTGGGACACCGGGATTGCCCGGTGATACAAACTTAAAGCAGAGGCCGCCGTGTTCCTTTACTTTGCGGACAAGGTAGCTCTCAATATGGCTTTCTTTCATGGTTAGGCCTCCAATCTTGCAGGTGTAACATGTTACCCCTGTTTCTATATTTTCTCGCGTGTAGGCGGTTTAGAGAGTTTTTATATTCTCTAATCCTCTGTTTTTTATTTAATAAAAAATGAATGTTGCAATGTTGCAGATACCTCAAAAAGCCCGTGTTTTCGGGGGTTTTAGGCGTAACATTGACCGTAACATTGCCCGCAACATGTTGCAGTCACGGTGTAACATTCAAAAATCAATGTTACGGGCAATGTTACATCAAATGTTGCGGCGTTTCAGAAAGCCTCTTTGAGCTCCGCAGTAGCCAAAGCGCAGGGCGCTCTTGCCTTTTTCCCAGCCGCCCAGGGTTTCAATGATGCTGTTGATTTCCGCAGTATCACTGTATCTGATTTCCTTTTGCTTGCCGTCCAAAGCCTCACACCAGACCTCAAGGGCACACACACGGTCACGGTCAACCAGCTTGATGTCACCTTGCACGGCTCCGCCCCAGAACATGCGGCGGCGGTCCAGCGGCCAGCTCTGCCAGTCCTCCGGCACCTGCTTGCTCAGAAACTCCGTGATGATGCCCTCACGGGTGCTCACCTCACGGTGTTCCTCCTGCTTGGCCTTGGCCATCTCCTCCAGGTCACCCTTGAGGAAAAGGGGCTCACCAGTCTGCCAGCGGACCACGGCCTCAGCCCAGAGCTGGTCAATTTCTCCGGCCAGATCAGTCCACACATCTTTAGTGCGTGGCTGTTCCCCGGTGTCAACGGGCCAGAAACGGCGGTTGCCGGTGCGGTCTTGCAGGTAGTCAGTGGTGTTGGTGGTGCCGAAAAAGACACAGCAGCGGGGCAGCTCTTTGACATGGCGGCCATAGGCTGCACGGAAACGGTCATTGCGTAGGGAGAGAAACTGCTTGATGCGGGCAATGTCAGTGCGCCGGAAAGCGTCCAGCTCCGCAATCTCTACCAGCCAGACACCCTGCAAAAGCTCAGAGGCCTCCTTGCCCTCAAAGGTGCGGATGCTGTCATTAAACCAGCCCTTGCTCATCTTATCCAGCAGGGTGCTCTTGCCTATGCCCTGGGGACCGGCCAGGATGAGCATGTTGTCATACTTGGCACCGGGCTCCATGGCACGGGTGACGGCGGCGGTGAAAGCCTTGCGGGTCACGGCTCTGGTATAGGCATTGTCAGCAGCGCCCAGGTAGTCAATGAAAAGGGTGTCCAGGCGGGGCACTCCGTCCCACTTGAGCCCTTTGAGATAGTCCTGTATCTCATTGAAAGCGTGGGCAGTGGAGTGCAGGGAGAGTGCGCCATCAATCTTGCCGTTGCCGGTGATGTGGTGGGTTTTCTCCATGTACCAGTAGAGGCCCTGGTTGTCATTGTCATCCCAGAGGCGGCGCTTTGTGCGGCCATCCCATGGCAGGGCACCCAGCACCTCACCACGGCCCGCAAACTGGTTGAGGGCAAACTTGCCTTTGAGCATCGGGTCATTTTCAAGGATGATCCAGACATTATCAATGGTGGCTTTGGGTAGACCAGTCTGGGTGTTGACGGCCAGCTTGGCCATCCAGTTGGCGGGGTCATCGTCATTGGTGGGCTCTACGCCCTCAAAGTCTTTGACGGCCTCCTGGTAGCGCTCCTGGCTCATCAGCGCTGCCACATCACTGTGAGAGATGGCCAGCTCACACATGGCCTGGTAGCTGGGGAGCCTGTTGGTAGGCGTGCCCGGCTGGGCCTCATCGTCCTTGTCACCAAAACGGTGGAGGCGCACAAGGTCAAAGGCGTTGACCAGGCGGCCACTGCACGGGTCAGTGGCATGGTGGCTGTATAAAAACTTGCCGCTGTCATAGATCACGGCACCGCCGGTTGTGGAGCCGCCCAGATAGGTGTATCTTCCGGGCATACTGTCCACGGGGTCATACATGCCGGGGATGAGTTCATCCATGGCACGGTAGATGTCAAAGGTGCGGCAGAAAGCGCCCACCACACCGTTTTTGGCCTCTGGGTCACCCTGCTTGACAGCCAGCTTGGGGAGGCTCAGAGCGCCGGGCACCTGCGGCCAGAGGGTGCAGTCACGCCAGTCATCATATTGGGCCAGCAGACCGTCCGCATGGAGGAGCGGCAGGTCTTTCCACAGATAGACATACTGGCTATCAGAGCAGCAGCTTGGCCAGTACATAAGGCGGGACACCTCAAAGGTTGTGGGGTCACAGAGTTCAATGCCTATGTACTCCGCCATCTTGCGGGCCAGGGGCTCATATTCATCTGCGGACACCGTGCGGTCCAGCGGCAGCAGGACACGCAGACGGGGAGCCGCCGGGCTGTGCTTACGGGTGCTGTATATGCAATAGCCGCAGCCCAGCCCTCCCACACGGCGCAGCACATCCTCAGTGCCACCGGCGGGGATATTGTCCAGGTCCAGGGTGATGACATCACGCCCGGTCACATTGTTTGCCTTGCGGCGGGGGCCGGAGAGGGTGCCCGCCATAAAGCCGCCAACATCCTTGAGGTCATCTTGCTGGGCCTTTTTCATATTCAGATATTCTGCCAGGGGCTCCGTGCCTCTGGCGGGTGTCTGGAGCTTTGCCCACAGCTCAGAGATGAGCAGGGTTTGAGCGCTCCAGACCATTGCACGCCGGTTGCTACCGGCGGAAATTGTTATTTTGCGGTCATATTGCATAACGGTGGCGCTCCTTTACTTTGTGGGCATCTCCACCCGGTCAGCCAGGCGGAGGAGCTTTTCTGCTTTGATAGTGTCAACCTCAGAGCGGTTGCCGAAGATCACACGCAACTGCTCCAGCATGATCTCCACATCAGCCATCTCCTCAGAGATGTTGGTGATGTTCTTGGAGCCCCGCATATTCTTGGAGAGCTCCTTTGTGAGCTCCGCCATCTCCTCCATGCAGAGGACAAGCTGGTGCTCCTTGCCAAACTTTTTGACGGCTGCCGTGTAAATGTCCCTGGTCCTCATCTAAACCACCTCCCGGTCTTTTTGTCCCGCAGCTCAATGCGGGCAGCAAGCTCAAAGCCGCTCTCAGAGATGATAAACTTGAGGACCTTGATGAGCGTGTTGACCTTGGCATCCAGGGCCTCACGCTCCGTGTCACTGATATTCTTAATTGCGTTGTATGCGGTGGGGTCATGGTAGCCCTCCGCATTTTCCCAAGGTTTATGTGCCATCGGTCAGCACCTCCTTTTGCCATTGTTCTACATCCACGCCCAGCTCCTTGAGCTTGTAGCGTTCCGGGTATAGGTCATCAAGCTGGTAATACTCACGCATCCGGCGGTGTTCTGCGGCCATGGCCACATAGAAGTCATGGAGCCGCTTTTTGCCAAAACCAAGATGAGTGTGCAGGGTCCAGAGGACCATGGTATCAACATCCAGCGCAAGCCTCTCATCAGCCTCAAGGCATTGCTGGTTGATCTCATGCACCATGGCCCTCTGCATGTTGGGGGTCATCATCTTGCTGCCCAGCTCAGACAGTTTGATGTTGATGGCGGGGTCTTTGGGCACCTGCACGCCCTGCTTTTGCAGCTTTCGCCTCTCCCGCCTATTCATGGCGGCTGCCCTTGCGGCAGCGCAGATAGTTCTCATTGGGCTCCCAGCCCTCAACTACAATGACAGGGCCCTCCGGGGCATTGTCACAGATGAAATCACCCTCACCAATATACTGGCAGTGGTCGCACATGCCGGGGTCACACATGCGGGGCTTCTCCTGGTAGTGCTGGCGGCGCTTGCGTTTCTTAGCCATGCTGCACACTCCTCTCAGCGATCTCACCGGCACAGGCTGCATAGCCCGCCAGGTCAACAAAGCTGTCCGGGTTGGAGCCGGTGGCAATTCTGGCCACCTTGAGCAGCCCCATCATGGTGGCCACATCCTTGGGAGTGATATGATTGATGGCCATGACCTTGGCCAGTTCCGGGTGGGCGGCTCTCAGATATACGCCCCACAGGAGGCCGATGGTTTCAAAGTTGTTTTCCGGGCTGCCATAGTCCTGCTCACGCTCACCGCAAACGCAGACACGGGCGGCCTCTAAAATCTCAGCTCTTTTCATCAGCTCATACCTCCCCGCAGTCATCAAACACGCCGGGCACCATTTCACGCATCTGCTTGAGCAGCATCTTGGCCACCTCACGCATTTGGGGGTGTGCGGCGGGTGCCGTTCTCAGATTAAAGAAGTGCCGCCACTCTCTGAGGTTGGCGGTCATCACCACCTCAGTCTTGAGGCTGTTGGGCAGGACAGCACGGGCCTCCTGGGGAGTGCATCCCCAATTAAGCAGCTCAAAATAGCGGCGCTCCGTAGTCTGGCACGCCTCTTTCCAATACTGCCAGCCCTGGGAATAGGGCTCCAGGTAGCAGGGCTGGATGACGGTGATTTCACCGCCAAAGCCGTCCTTGGAGTAATTGCAGTAGCGGGTGCTTTCCTGGCAGTAGGAGGCCAGACGGTGGCGCACAATCTCATGGGACACACCACGGTCACAGATAAACTTGACGGTGATGTTGAAGTGTTCCAGCACGGCCTCATGGCCACGCTTGATGATGCCGGCCACAAAAGCGGCGGCGCTGGTATCGGTGATTTTATCCTCAGACTTGTAGCACACACGGCCA